TTGTTGAATATATTTTATCTTCACCTGAATATCCAACTAATGGTGTGCCTGAAAATATCACATCAACCTTTGTTGTTTCTTTTGCAAATTCAAATTGTGAATCATAAAGATATGAACCATATGAAAGATTGTAACGCTTTTTATAAAGATCATTATAATAATCAGAATCATCTTTATAATTGAAAGCATAATATCTTGAATTCAATTCTGACATTGGCTTGATTTTTATTGCACTTCCACGATCAAGTTTCTGTGACCAATCAATTGTTGTTGCATCAGCATAAAAATCAACAAATGGTTCTATCTTTAAAAGTTTGTCATCATCAGGTGATTCAAAAACATAAAGATTAAATAGCTTAATTATTGATGCAAAGAAATCAAGTTGCAATATATTCTTTGGTATTGTTTCATTCATCACAACAATGTCACCAAGATTGATATTCAAATCAATCAATGTGCTTCCATCAATTTTTAATGATGATGTATTCACAGAAAGTTGTGCTGATTTATAAGATGTTTGTTTAAAAATATTAAAATATATTTCTAAATAATCACCAGTAACTATTGGAATATTTGAAAATGATAAATTAAATGAAAATCCATAATAATTATCAATAATTGCTGAATCATAACCAATTACATTTGAAATTGTAATTCCATTTTTTACAACTCTAAATGATCCATAAGCATTTCTATAAACTCCAGAAAGATTTATTGTTGAACTTATTGTTTCATTTGCAGTTCCTGTATATGTAAATCTTCCTGCAGCATATGTGAAATTTGTCAATGATGTTGAATCATATGTGACAACAACAGGTGCAGGATTGTTTGTTGATCTACTTACAGATTGAATAACAGACTTTGATGCAGTTACTAATGTACTACCTTTTTTTGTTAATGCTTTTCTGTTATATGGAACAATTAATGAATTGAATCTTGGTGTTGCAAACAAATCTGATTGATACCTATATCCTGAATTTTCAAATATTTTTTCAAGATATTCGCGAACAAATAATGAAGGCCTAAATGTTTTGTAATCCCAATCATGTTTATTGACTGAATATGTCCCGCAATCAATCAATGGATAATAATACCCAATACCACCATTATAACTATTCCATGAATTTGTTATATTAGTAATTGAATAGTTATGATCATATGCACTGAAATCTAAATCTTCAAGTTTACCATTTCCAATCTTTGAAATAAAACCACCAAGTTCACCGAATACTGAAACTTCATATTCAATATCACCATTGTCGATGACGATCTGCATCAATCGAAGAACACCTTTGAACACTTGAATGTTATCTTGAAAGATAATTGTTCTTGCTGAAACTGCAGGATTGAAATTGATTCCTTGATTCGCAAGTGATGGATTGTAATCATTCGATGCACCAACATTGAAAATGTTTCCAAATAATGAATTATTTCGCTTTGTTCCCGGCAGAATGATGGTCTTGCTGAATGCAGTATTCTTTGCACCGAAATCTTTGATGTCATCGATAGCATAAGACATCAATGCACTGAAGCCTTGGTTCACATCAACCTTTTGATTTTCAACGTATATTTCAATCATTATTGGAATTGTGTTTTAAGTGTTACACCGGTATCAACATTCAAAATCAATTGATTCAATCCATCAACAACATTGCTTTTGAAATCATAGTTTGTTTCGGTTATCGTTACCGGATAAATCGAATCATTGATTTCAATATAAACCATTGGTGATGAAACAAGATCACCTAACCATAACCATTCAGCATCAGATAAGAAATCAGTGCTAATTGTCAATTTCTCTTTTATAGTCTTTCCAAATGTTGTTCTTTGGTCATGGAAAACTTTATTGCTTTGATAAGTCACAACACCAGAATCATTTATTCTATATGGTTGTTGAAAGAAATCTTTCGATGTCATTGATCTTGATTTTCTTGAAACCTTGCTGAATATCATTGTTTCAAATGCACCAAATTTATTTAAGAAATGAACAGGATATTGATCCCATAAAGGTTCACAAACAATATTGATTGTGTAAACCTCACCATTGATTGAAACTGAATATGATGTTGCACTTGATGAAATTGCACCACTGAAATCAGTGTTTATTGCTTCAGGTGATAAATTCAAAATCTGCATCGATTTCGTTTGTGTTGGTGTGATGGTTTTGGTATATGTTCCGTTTATCACAACATTGAATGATGAATTTGTCAATGCAAAATATGGAATGAACAAATGTCTATTTCCGATAAATGAATATGCAAGTTTTGGCCGCAATGATGCAATTTTATTCAGATATCCAAATATGAAATCAAATGTATATTCGAATGAACCATTTGTCACAAGATCACTGAATGATGAATTATAAAAATTGTAAAATGTTCTGACATCATCAGTCAACACAACTGATCCAACCGAACCATTGTATTCTTCACGAATCTTGACTTGCACGTTTATCAAGAAATCATTCACACCCATTTCCTGTGCAAGAATTCCATTTGATGATGGTGATAATTTAGCATTGATATATTCGCGAATAACCGGTGCTAAATTGAAAACACCAAAGTTTCCTGAAGGCCTTGGAAATGCTTTTCCGATGTATATTCTTGTGGTTCCAATATAAAGTTCCAAAACATATTTGTAATTTGTATATGCTGGATTAATTGAATTTGCATCATAACAAATCCAAACCAAATCTTGATTCACATTGCTATATGGCAAAGGCACACTTTTAAATTCCATTTCTTAACTTGTTAAATTATTTATTATATCAACTTTTATTGCTTGACTCAATTCTTGTTCAGCCATTTCCATCACTTCTTGTTTTGCTTTATCAATGAAATGTCTTGGTTTAATACCCATCTTTTTAATCATGAATGCAGTTGTCTTTGCCTGCTTTAATGCTGAATCTTTTATCTGTGATCTTGTTGTTTGTGTTGCTATCCTTCTAATTAATCCTTTTGCAATGATCCATTTTTTAATTGATTGAACCATTGAATCAGGTGTGCCTTTTGTTTTGAATTTATATTTACCACCTTTTGATTTTGACCATCCATCAACACCACTATTTACAAATTCAAGATATGCAGGCAATGACAAACTAACTTCATAAGTATTTCCCATCATTACTACATCACCAACAACAATATTGTCTGCACCTTTTCCTGCCCCAATAGCACCAACTTCAAGTTGATTTTCACGAATCTTCAAAGCAAACTGACCTGCAAGATATGCCATTGTTGCTGCAAAATCTTTGAAGTAAGTTTGTTTTTCAGTCAATTCACCAATAGTCGCAACACCACCATGTTCAAGAAAGTGTAGTTGTGATTTACTTATTGATTGTTTTTCCATTGTTCGTATTTTGCTTTGCTCTTCAAATAGCTTAATGTATTCAATGCCTCAATTATATTCATTTCATATGCATCATTTATTTTGATTCCATGAAAGTCTGCAACTTCCTTTGCTGAATATATCCATCCAAATTTTTTCATGAATATTGGTTCTTTCTTAAATCTTGGTTTTATTTCTTCATCAATATCTTTTTCAGCAACTTCAAAAAGGCCTTTATATCTTTTAAACAAATCTGAAAATGATTCGATAAATAATACCACATTATAATAAATTCGCCAAACATTTGTATTCAATAATTTTTCAGAATCAGTTTTATGATTCTTTCGTTTAACCATTATCGATGCACCAACTTTATGCATTGAATGAACAACATCACCTTTCAACCATTCTTGACATTCAATGAATTGACCAAGATTTATTTTGGTTGCATCAGTTGTCATCTTTACAGGGAACCAATGTTTCTTTGGATTCAATATCTTTGCCATTTTATCTGACAATCGAATGAATTTCTTTGGATTCATGTTGTTCACTTCATCAACTGACTTATCATATATTTCACAACAAATGAATGCACATTGTTCAATCACATCTTCGTTATCCTCAATGATTTTATAAATCTTTTGATATTTATCTGTGGTCATTATTATAATGTGTTTAAAATTGACTTTAATTTTTTATTATTATCAAATAAATGTATCTTTGGTTTTTCATGATTTCTTTAATTTGGTTTATCCCGGTATCGCTATGATATCGGGATTTTTTATTTAACCGAATGAATATTTTCCTGAATTCTCATGTCTTGATAATTTGTTCAATGCAACATAACGGCAACCATCAAGTGCATGATTGAAATCGCCACATGGAACATTTAACGCTTTACCTGTTTTGTCAGTTGCCCATTTATAGTTTCGTAATTCTTTGATGATGTTCAATGATGATGATGTCACATGCATCTTATATGTTTGCATGATATCAATTCCAACACGAATTGAATCAGGCCCTTTCTTTGCAGGTTCAACATAAAATCCTGCATTAATTAAATCAGTGATTGACTTTGGTTCAGCAGAATCAGCAATGATGCAAACCCTTCGATTGATTCCAATTCGATTCATTTCATCAACAATCATTTGGTTTGTCAATCCTGATTTATAAATCAATTCATCAATATATAAATCATTATTAAATCGATATATTGCTGACAATGCAGTTGGATCATTTGTGAATCCCCAATCTAAACCATAAGCAATCAATTCTGCTTGTCCCGGTATTACTTCACATTGTGACCAATTTTCATATACTGCACCTTGCAATGATCCAATCAATCCAAGACCATAAACATTATACCAATTATCCCAAAATGCAGATGTTGGTGCTTTGTCTTTTGCCTTCAGGATAAAGTTCAATGCAGATTCTGGACATGCTTCATTGTCAAGATAGTTGATGATAAGAAAATCAACATCATGGTCATTCATCAGTTCTTCATGAAACCAAAATGTGTTTGTTGGATTCCAATCAAGATATATTCCTTGCTTTGTTCTTGATGCAAGTTCAGTGTATGCATGAAATGTGACATTGTTGCACTCATTCATATAAAGGAAATCACGCCTTGCACCACGCAACTTTGCATCTGAATCAGCACTAAAAAATTCGATCTGTGACTTGTTTGCAAATGTATATTTGAAATCAGTTGCATTCCATCTTTCATCAAACCATCTTCCGGTTTCTGCCATGATCTTCTTGAAATCTTTCATTGCACCACGCTTCAGATGTGGTATCGATTCTGAAACGATGCTGATTTCAACCATTGGATTCTTTGCAGCAATATCAATCAGAATTGGAATTATCCCGAATGTTTTTCCTGCAGATGTTCCGCCTTGAATCCCTTTGACAAATTTCTTTAATCCAAGAATCTTATTGATTGCTGTTGTTCGTATAAAACCCATCTATGAAAATAAACATATAACACATTCACCATTTCGGTTCAATGGCTTTGAACATTGCTTGCATATTTCATCCGGTCTGATGTCACGATTGTAGCATGATATTTTATGCATGCCTTGTTGCATCTTGCATAATGGACATTGTTCATTAAACCAAAATGCATCACACTTTAATTCATTATGATTAAAAGATCCATATGATTGCCAGAACTCACTTGGCTTTGCAGTGAATCGATAGCACATCAATTTTGATGGACATTCTTCATTTCGGCACATTGATATATCAGGCATTGACTTTATTTTGTTGTAACCAATTAAAAGCAATGGCATGTGCTTTCTTCAGCAAAAGCAGATCATGACCATTCACCACATTTATGTTGATTTGCTTATCAGTCATGATGTGAATATAACATTGAACAATGGCAATCATTTCATTCATTACATGTCTAATTTATCCATGACATTTTCATATGTATCAGCAACAATAAAATGATCACCTGCCGAATATATCATGCAATAATTTCTGCCATCAGAATCTTTGTAATGACCAACTGCATCAATGGTAAAGAAAAACATTTTTCTAATTTCACATGATTCACTTAATGAATAATTGATTCCAAGATCTGCAAGTTCTGATGAACTTGATGAATGGCAATAAACGTCTAATTCTATCATATTATTTTTATTTGCTGCAAGGGATGGATTCGAACCACCAATTGTCACAAATATTTTAAAAATTGTGACAAACTATCGAGACAGGATAGCACGTTTGCCAATTTCGCCACCTTGCAATTCAATCAGGGACTTAATGTAAATACCTGCATTAAGTTTGATTTATTATTCTGGAAACAATGGTTGTTCTTGCTTCACTTCAACCTGTGATTTCTCAATCAATCCATTTAGTCTTTGTGTAATGCTTGGATTGTATTGCCCAACCATGCCACCTTCGATTTGATCTTGACGAATTGTTTTGCGTATACGTGAACAGATAGTAGTAAAATCCGAATATCTTTTATCAGTATTTGCAAAGTAATCACCAAGATCTTCAATGATACCTTGATCAGAACACCAATTTTCAAAACCTTCTAAAGTTAATGGCCTTTCAAGCAATTCGTAATCTGAACTAAAATCTTTACCACCGAAAACCATTTTCTTTCGTGGATTCTTTTTTGTTTCATCACGATATCTTTCGAATAGTGACCACATTTCTAATGAATTGGCTATCAATTTATATCTTCCCATCTTTTGAAACTTTTACTTTTTGACCATCAAATTTCATATAAACAAATTTAACAAGTTCATCGATACAATCTTGACATTGTTTTATTTGAAAATTAGCATCAGCATCATATTCTTTTGCTATTGAAAGAAATTTTTCAGCGATTGAATCTGAAAGATGTTTTGAAATACCAAGCAGAACAGATTCATGAATCCATCTGTGATCATTAAGGAACTCAATTGTTTCTTTTTTCATATTTTTTTATTTTTTCTCTTGTTTTTAAAATAGTATTTCGTACACAATACATTGGAATGTTTGTCATGTCGGCAACCTTTTGGAATGTTCCGAATTCAGCATATAGTTCAAGGATTGCTTTGTCATACCAATATAAATAATGAAGATCAATTTCAAGTGCTTCGTTTTCTATTACATCAGGTAATTCATCATAAAGATCTTCTTTCAAAGATTGTTTATTAAACTTCCCATTCTGAAACTTATATGTCAGATAAACGAATGAAAGAATATAATTCTTAAGTTTACCTTTATCATAAAGACCTTGCAAAAATTCATCATCTTTCTCAAGAATTTCAAGAAAGCAGAATTGAATCAAATCATCACGCAATGATAATGGTAATCTTTGTTTAAGTTCTTTTAGTTCCTTACAAAGATATATTTGTTCAATCTCTTTATTCTTATCCATTATATGAATGTGTAATTTTTTTTATAAAAATAAAATAAAAAAACAAATAGTTTACAAATTATTTATCAACATTCTTAATTTTTCTTTTATGACTTTGATTTCTTGTTCCTTTTGTTGTTTCAGAATCATCAGATCATTTATTTGTTTTTGTTTATCAGTCATTTGCTTTGCTCACTATTGCTTTGAATCCTAATTTATTTAAAAGTTTAATCATATAATCCTGTAATGGTTTCAGTGTATCTGTTTTCTCTTTGCATTCAATGAACAAAGGAATTTCATTTTCCTTTAGACACAAAAGATCTGGGATTCCGTTTTTATTTGTCTTGATTAGATTAATGACAAACCATCCTTCAGATTCATATTTCTTGATTGTTTTTGTCTGATGTTTAGATGCCATTAATTTCTTGTTTAACTGATTCGTAATATAATTCTTCACGTTTAAATTTGTAACCATTTAACATTGCTATGTTTTCAATCTGACTTACAATGCTTTTTTCAAATTCAATCAATTCCTTTACTGATATTAATGCACATTCTTTGGCTTGATTCCAAGATTTATAATTTTTAGTGCAACCTAATGGTTCATTTATCCAAGCCTCATTTGGTGTAGTTTGATAAAAATTATCAACTAATTCTTTCGCTTTTTCTTTTGGTTCTAACATATTAAAATAATTTTTGTTGGTTGGTATGATTAGTTATTCGCTGCATTGCTTTATCAAAATATTCTTTGTCAAGTTCACATGCAGTCAAATCAAATTTATAATCATGACATGCAATTGCAATTGAACCCGAACCAAGATGTGTATCAAGTATTTTATCACCTTCGTTTGCGTATTTATCAAGCAACCATTTATATAATGCAACGGGTTTTTGTGTTGGATGTATTCTTGTTTCTTTGTTTTTCATATCACCTTGCAACATGCCATTCCAAGTATATTCAAATATTTGAACACTTTTATGTGTTGAACATATTGCAATTTCACCTTCACCAAATGCAGTTCCATTTTTGTTCCATACAATAACACCACCACATAAACCTAAAAAATTTCCACCCCAAATAATTTGATTTTTAGTAACTCTTTCAAGTTCTAAATAGTATTTATTATCAGGTGCTATGTTTTCAAATAAATGATATCCTTTTCTTTTTGTTGCTTGTTTATTTTGTTTTTTATTATCTGTCAAACCTATTGCATCAATATTTCCATAAGGAGGGTCAACAATAGCCAAATCAAAATAATTATCTGGATACCTTGCCATCAATTCCATGTTGCATTCATTTGTAATATTTAACATAAATAATCTTTTCTAAATGTTGAAAGTGTATAATCTTTTTTATTCATAACTGCTTTGTATATTTTATCTTCAATTCCATTCTTTGAAAATATCCAATAAATATCATTTGACTTTCTTTCCATTGTTGTCAATCTATCACGACTTTGCCAATAAGAAACTGCACTGAAATCAATGTTGTAATAAACCAAGACATCAGCATTTTTCAATGATATTCCTTCCCGGCCTGAAACAATTTGCAATGCAATATTTTTTGATGTTGAATTGAATTCATCTAAATCAGTTGTCAGGTTTTCTACACCAAAAACTTTTTGCAATGCCATAAGTTCTGCCGTAAATTTATAAAAAATTCCTATCTTTTTATCAATGAATTTTTCACGAATGAATTCTGCCTTTGAATAATCAATGACTTGTCGATTTCCTGATTCAAACTTTATGGTTCCGGAATACATCTGATGTAGTTTCTGCATTAACTTCACACCTGTTTCAGCAAGGATGACTTCATTCTTTCCTTCGATAACTAAATCATGTTTTAATCGATTACATAAATCATATGTTTGTTGATTCATTTCGCAATACATCACATGCTCATTTATAATCGATTTAAAGCCACTTTGTTCTTGTGTATATGTTATCATCAAGTTATTAATATAATTCATTACAAGCGACCTATTCGCATCTGAATAATCATTGCATGTTCCATAAGAAACATATTTGATTTTTACATTCACAAAAGCATTTGCCCATTGATAAAAGTTTTTAAATTCTTTGAATGGTGAATGATTTGAAATCCACATCTGATGATAAATTTGTGAATAGCTTTCAGGTGTTGGTGTACCTGACAACAATATGATTGGTTTGTTTGCAAATCGTAATCTTAAATCTTTAGCCATCTTGCATGGTTTAGGAAATGAACCAAGACGATGTGCTTCATCCATGATCACAACATCAAAATCATTGTCATTCATCTTGTGCAATGATTCATTATTCATCACAACAAGTTCGAATGATTTATTGAATGCAAATTCATTATAATCATCAACGATTGATGTCATTGCTTTCTTCTTTGTCAGGAATAAAACTTTCTTGACTTCCAAATAATGACATACATTCAATGATGTTGCAGTCTTTCCGGTTCTGACTTGCATAGCTAAATAAACGATGCCATGTTGTTGCAAAATGTTAGCTGCTTGAAATGATAATTTGTCTTGGTATTCTCTTAATTTTTTCATGATTTTTATTTTAAACTAATTTTAAACTAAATTAAACTAAATTAAACTAAAATATTGCGTTTCTGATATCACTGACTGCATTTTAAACCATTTTAGTTTAAAATCTTTTTTTTGCATTTTTTTTTATGTGTTGCAAAAATATTTTTGATTTATTGAATTTTAAACTAAACTTAGTTTAAAGTGCGTTTAAACATATGTCAGTAATGTTTTTTAGTTTAAAATTAGTTTAATTTAGTTTAAAATTTTTAAACCTTGTTTAATTCTTTAATATATTTATAAATCATTGTTAATGAACAACCTAACAAATCAGCAACCTCTTTTTTATCAAGTTTAGGATTTGAACGATATAATTCAACAAATTTTTCTTTAATTGATTTTGTCTTGTTAGAATTTATTATTGACTTGTATTCTTTGACTTCATTTGAATTGATTTTAATTTTCTTTGCAGTTGCAATAAAATATTTGCTCAATTTCTCCGCTTTTAAAACGCTCTGCTGACTTATAATCATTGAGCTATCTGATATGTCATCTGAAAAGAATTTGTTCAGCACATCGATTAATAATGCGAATCTTGGAATGTATGACTTTTGCTTTGGCAGCATTGACTTCATATATTCATTTTCATTGTCATCATTCTGAATAATTGTGATTTCATCGAAGATTCGTTTCCATTCCTTTTTAGCATCAGCACTGAATCTTGCAATGTTTGGAATGATTTCAAAATCTTCTGAATATTTCACAACAGATTTCTTTATTGATTCATAAAATGAAATTACAGAATCAGCATACCAATTTATCAATCCATTATCAATTTCGCTTTCATTATAAGAATCAACGATCAGTTCAGGATAAGATAAAAGCATTCTATCCATGAACCCATTGTCTTTGTTTTCTTCAGTATAGAATGAATTAAAAACACCCGGTTGAATTCCACCAAGAAC